AAAGCAGGCTGATACCTTCGCGGGAAAAATGGCTCGCTTAAACGTTGCGATCGCCGAAGGTAAAGAGACGGTTGGAGCGTTCGTACTCGATGCCATTACGCCGTTGATTACGACATTCGTCAATGACGTAATCCCGCGCATCTCAGAAGTCGCTGACAAAATCAAAACAAATCTTCAGCCAACTTTTCAAGCACTATCGGCATTCTTCACTACGACTTTGATTCCCGCGTTTAAGTTATTCTGGGGATTTATTTCTGAAGTCGTGATCCCGCTCATTGTGGGAATTTTTAAGCCAGCACTGGACGGACTCTTTTCGGCATTCGGTAAGATCGCGGATTCACTTGGGGATAATAGGCTGAAACTTCTGCCGCTATTTGAATTATTTAAGACAGTGGCTTCCTTCGTGGTTAAGGTTCTGGCTCCCGTATTTGGCACTACTCTTCGCATCGCTTTCGAAGTAATCGGAACGGTAATCTCTGGACTAATCTCGGGCTTTTCGGCGGTGGCTGGATCGATCATGGGCGTAGTCAATGCGATTAGATCTCTGATCTCAATCGTTGCAAATAATCCGCTGGTGCGCGGTGTCTCGAATCTGGTTGCAAACGCTTTCGGTGGATTTCGCGCAGAAGGTGGTTCGGTAACTGGTGGCACGCCGTACGTCGTAGGAGAACGGGGCGCTGAATTATTCGTGCCGAACTCTTCGGGAACTATCGTTCCAAATAGCGCGATGAGTCGCGGAACGACGATCAATCTTGTAGTTAATGGCGCGATCGATGCAGAAGGAACGGCTCGCACAATCGTGGACGTTCTAAATCGTTCCAGCGCTCGCGGAACGCTAGGCGCTTCCAGATTGAATTTCGCGTGAGTATCTGGTCTCCAGATTGGAGCGTTCTAATTGATGGCGTTCAGTATTCAAATGTAACGGTTTCAAATCTATCGATTCAATCTGGTCGAACTGATCTCTATGAGCAAGCAGTGGCGGGCTATCTAAACATCGAACTGATCAATTTGGACGGATCTCCCATAATTGCAAGGATCAACTCTGGCGTTACCGTGTTCGTCAAGAATTCGCTGAATGCTGACGTGGCTATCTTCGGCGGAACTATCACCGACTTAATCATCGGGATCTCAAATTCAGGATCAATCGGCATCGCTCAAAAGATTAAAATTACGGCACTGGGCGCACTTTCTAGGTTACCGAAAGCGCTGACCAATGGCGTGCTATCAAAGGACTTTGACGGGAATCAAATCTATTCAATTCTTAGCCAACTTCTTCTTTTAACTTGGGCAACAGTGCCAGCACCGACAACATTCCAACAGGTTTCGAGCAATCAAGAATGGTCAAATTCAACTGGAGATTACGCAGTTCTAGGCACTGGCTTTCGCTGGATGGATCAAGATCCCGCAACGACTTGGGCAACGTCTGGAAATAATGGACTGGGCGAAATTGATCGTCCTGGGAACTATGAACTCACATCTCGAAGCAGTGATGAAATCGATATCTATTCAATCGCCGCGCAACTTGCTACAAGCGGACTTGGCTACTTGTATGAAGATTCTTTGGGGCGCGTTTCATATGCGGACTCTACGCACCGAACTACTTCACTATCGGTTCAAGGATATTTGGAACTTTCCGCGAATGATGCATTCTCCTCGGGTCTGGAACTTGCCACGCGTGCGGGAGACGTGCGAAACAAAGTGACGGTGACCTACAAGGCTGGCGCGCAGGTAACGGTTCAAGATACTAATTCGATTAACTTATTCGGACAACTAGCGCAAAACATAACGACCAGCATCGAAAATCTAGCGGATGCCCAATCTCAAGCCGATTTCTATCTGGCGCTTAGGGCTAATCCACAAGCGAACTTTAATGCGATTTCGTTTCCATTAGGCAGTTCAGAAATTAGCGATTCAGATCGGGATAACTTGCTCGCCATATCGATGGGATCTGCCGTGAACATTCTGGATCTGCCGTCAAATATGGGATCAAACTTTCAGGGATTCGTCGAAGGCTGGCAATTTTCAGCTGGAATTAAGTCGCTGACTTTGACTATGTATCTCACGCCACTGGCTTACTCGCTCCAAGCGATGAGATGGAATGATGTACCAATAACGGAAAACTGGTCGAGTGTCGTACCGACTTTAGAATGGCAATACGCCACACTTGTGGCATAAACGAGAGGAAAATAAATGGCAAATCCAACGACAAATTACGGCTGGCAGATGCCAACGCCGACCGACCTAGTTACCGATCTACCAGCCGATTTTGAAGTCTTTGGGCAAGCGGTTGATAACTCACTTCTAGGCTCGCAAAACTTGGCATTTAACTCACAAACTGGCACTACTTACACGCTAGTGGCAGCCGACAAATACAAACTAATCACGACTTCCAACGGCTCAGCGGTCACCGTTACAATTCCCACAGGTGTTTTCAGCGCAGGACAATCGATTAACATCCAATCTATCGGCGTAGGACTCACCACAATTTCAGGCGGTGCGGTAACAATTACTTCAACAGGTGCAAGTGCTATCGCGCCAATCCTTCGCGCAAGATACTCAGCGGCAACAATTATCTGCACGGCGGCTGGAGTTTTTACAGTAATCGGAGATATTTCCTAATGCCGATACTTGGAGTTATTGCTAGTCAAAACAGGCCGCGAGGAATTACCGTTGATTACCTTGTTGTTGCAGGTGGTGGTGCTGGCGCAGGTAATGGTGGGAGTAATCAAGGCACATCTGGCGCTGGTGGCGCAGGTGGATTTCGTTCTACTGTAACTGCAACTGGTGGTGGAGGAAGTTTAGAAACTGCTTTGACTCTTGAGCCTGCAACTAATTACACAGTAACCATTGGCGCTGGTGGAGCAGGTGGCACTAACGCAGCAGGTGTTGTTGGTAGTAATTCAGTATTTTCTACCATTACTTCTGATGGCGGTGGTTTTGGCGCAAGACGAGGCTCTGCTGGCGGCGGTACTGCTGGCGGAGCAGGTGGTTCAGGAGGTGGCTGCGCTTGGTGGGATTTAAATGGTTCGATAAGTGGCGGCGCACGAACAACTAATCAAGGATTTGCAGGCGGCGCTGGTTCATCTGACGGTGGATTAGAAGGCGGCGCTGGTGGCGGTGGCGCTGGCGCTGTTGGTCAAAATGTAAATCGTACTGGTGGTAATACTTTCACTGATACTGCTGGCAACGGCGGTAACGGTGTAGCAACTTCCATAACTGGTTCATCAGTAACTTACGCAGGTGGCGGTGGTGGTGTTGGTTTTACAAGCGGTTATGTAGCAGTGTTTGGAACAGGCGGAACTGGTGGTGGTGGTGCTGGCTCTGCTAGTGCAGGTAGTGCAGGTAGTGCAAATAATGGTGGTGGTGGTGGATGCTCTGCTTTTAGCGGAACTGGTGGCGCAGGTGGCTCGGGTGTAGTTATTCTCAAGTATCCAGATAACTATACAATCACAATCGGCGCAGGCTTAACAGGTTCAACTGCTTCGCCATCAGGCGGATTTAAAGTTTCAACGATTACTGCTGGCACAGGAAACGTGAGTTGGTAATGGCACACTACGCATTCTTAGACGCTGACAATATCATCACCGAAGTAATCACTGGTATAGATGAGACTGAACTTATCGAAGGTTTATTGCCAGAAACTTGGTATGGAAACTTCCGCGGTCAAGTTTGCAAAAGGACTTCCTATAATAACAACATCCGCGGAACTTATGCAGGTATTGGTTTTACTTACGATGAAGCCGAGGACATTTTTATAACGCCGCAGCCTTATCCTTCTTGGGTAAGGAGTGGTTCGCATTGGAACGCACCTACTCCAATGCCTACCGATGGCAAGATGTATTTGTGGGATGAAGAAGATGGTAATTGGATAGAGATACAAAGTGAAATCGCCTAACGGCTGGACGGCATCGGCTGATCGGGCTGAAATAGCGATCAAGACTTTCACAGTAAAAGGAACGAAGGTACGGCTGGTTTGTGCCGAAAATGCTGCGCCGTTGCTGCTTGGCTTTGCAGCGGACTTTCACAATTTAATCGAGCCAATAAATGAAGGGATTCCCGATGACTGGGGCTACGCATTCCGAAAAGTTCGGGGAAGCGATTCGGTTACGTCTAACCACTCATCGGGAACTGCAATCGATATCA